TGTTGCATGGTTCTTATTAAATATACTTGCTATCTCTTGAAATGACATTTTAGTATTATCCCTTAATACTTTATAAAATATAGATCTAGCTAACACATATCTACGTTGCCTAGTGTTTCTGTTTATACTTATATTAAAATAGTTGTTTACTATTGTTAAAGCTATTTTCTTTGTTTGTTTATTCAGGGCTATTTGCTCTATCGAGTTCATGGTCTTTATTTTTATAATCTTTATATGCTTGTGCTATTCCACTACAACATTCGTAGTATTCTAAATCTCTATAATAACGTAATAGATGATGAACTTCTTCTTCACCTAATAAACCTATACACAGAGATAGGTAAGTATCATTGTAACATTCTTCTTTACTAAAGTACATCGTACAGATAAAATTCTTTAATTGATTTCTTTTTCTCTATGAAGAAGTCTTTATATATTCTAATAGCTTGTAATGTTTTAATCTTTCCAGATTTATAAAAGTCCTTACTGCATTCAAATATACCCAAACATTTGCTATACTTATCGACTACAACAAATGTAAAATTCTTATATGATATATCAAAAAGAGTACAGTAAATGTACATCTGCATATCATAGTTCCATTTATCAGCACTCCATCTAAATTTTTGTAGATCACCAGAAGTAGTTTTTAAATCTACAATATAGTCCCCTCCAAGAACATCTGCTTTTGCACGAAATGGTATATCAGATATTTCTCCTATTGCTGGAACTTCTGTCCTTGCTCCCTTCAACATATCAAGACATTTTGAATTACCTAAAATAACCTCTGATAAATCTTCAGCCATCCATTGTTCTTTATATGTAAATACATGATTATGTTCAGCCAAAGCTTCTTTATAAACCTTACTGTTCTTACTAGCAACATCTACAAAGTGCAAATCTTTCCATCTTTCTGGTTCTAATATTTTACAATGGAGCAGCCACCCATCTCTTAATGCCTGATGATTATCTCCAGATCTTTCATTTAAACTGTTTTGATATTTTGTAGGAGAATCTAATAGCTTGGTACAGCTAGAGCTAGAAAGTACATTACTCCCAAGATATCCATAATAGAAATCATCATCCATCATATTACTTAATAGCTCTTGCCTATCCCAAAACTTACCATCAAATGTTGTTATTGTATTCATACTAATATTGCTTTAATGATTATCTTTTTCATCTCTGGAGATACTTCAGGATCAATCAAATCTTCTTGACACTCCTTTAATAAATTAAGCCTTGCATAAAACTCAACAGCACTATCCTCGTGATTTAACTGTTTAAATAAATCTTTTGTTTTTCCCATAATTATTGTATTTGATCTAATATATATTTTATTGCCTTCTCTATATAATGTATAGAAAAAGCAAAAGGAGTTACTATAACATTTAAGATAAAGTCAACTATAAATAATATAACTATAGCAATGAACAGAATAAGGTTCTGTGGGCTAAAAAGAATAAGTTTAAGCGTTTTCATTGTTTATCTTTTCAACAAAGATATAACAATTTTTGAACTGACAAAAGAATATTATTTTTTTGGAGTAAATTGATCTTTCCATATTGTTTGACAAACTGCAAATCTCTGGTCTCTGTCATTATATTCAGCCCCCATCTTTGCATTCCCCATACATCTTCTGGTGAAATCTTTATTCGTCTCGTACTTCTTTGGTTTTAAAAGCGGCATCTTCTAATCTTTTTATTTTTTCTAAAGCTACGACAAGAGCTTGTTGTGTGATTTTAATGTCGTGTTTCATTTTAAATAACTCTGATTCTTTCATTTGTTTATACTATATAATTTATAATTCTCAATCTCCCAGTTATCAGCATCTAATTTAAATGAAGTTCCATTATCTCTAGTTCTAATAAAACCCTTCTTATAAAGTTTAGCTTCATCTAGAAATTCCTTTTTAGTTATCCATCCACATACCCATAGATTTTTAGTCCTAGTATTTACAGAGCAAAACATAAAAGCATCTGCTTTATGATTTCTTTGATAATCTACAAAATTATTAACGTAGTGAGGTCTTGGATTTACAGCTCTCTCCATAGATTTTATATCTACCTTATATCCATTCCATTCTATATCATACCCTCCATCAAATCCATTTAACATCATAGGTTTAAAACCAAGATATTTCCTTACTACATTCTCTGAAACAACTCCGATAAATTGTTGTCTTGGCGATCCATCATACTTCCCTCTCCTACCAAAGTTTTTATTTTTAGTAAGTTTCCTAGAATATTCTATTATGTTTTGATCTATATGAAGTTCTATCACTTGTTTAGATTCTTAATTTTCTCTAGGTACAGTATAAAATCCATAGCTTCTTCTTGAGCGTGTTGAATCCATTTGTAGAACCCATCTGGATTATCATGAAGGGTAGTTCCATACTTTAATATGCCGTCTCTAGATCTAGATCTAAAACTATCTATTACCCTTTCAACTACAGGATCTTTAGGTAAATGTTTATATCCTGTTGAATCTGAAGTCCATTCACCAGATTCTATCATCTCATTATATTTTTTTACACTATCACTCATTGCTTATCATATTCTTTATAAACTCTTTCTAACTTCTTATATACATTATTCAAGAAACAAGACCCACAAGAAGTCATTTCAACATTATCTTTAAATATTCTATTATAAACGTCTAATAAAGCTTCCTGCTCATTTGGTTTTATCTGGGGGTGTCTAGTCTCAAAGAACTTTGATAAGAAGTTATATTCCTTCTCGTTTAAACATTCTGGTTTTTGATAAGGAAATACTTTATTTAAAATCTCACGTCTATCGGAGCAGCCACAATCCTCTCCAGCTATAAACTTCACAGCCTTATCTATTCCTACAGCTTTAAACACTTTTTCTACTGTATCACCTAAACCTGTTGATTTAGTCTTTTGATTTCGATTTAAGGTACTTCCTGTATTCTTCAATCGCCCCTTCCCTGATTTTTTTCTTGCCATTACTTAATGTATTAAAAATTGAACTTAAACTTATTTTAGTTTCTCTTGATATCTTCCTCATACTCATCTGGTTAAAGAAATGTATATTAAATATCTTTTTATCATACCAATACCAGTTTTGAGTTATCTTATCTATCCTGTCAAAGATCTCATCAAATTTTTTCTTTTGCTGTTCTAAACTTTCTGGAAGAAGTATTTCTTCTATATCTTTTTGATCATCGATATACACAGTATTCTTCTTATTTAGATGATGTTTAGATAAATATAAGTTACGAAGAGTTACATAAACATAATATGTATTAACCTCTATTTCGTTATACAATATCTTTTTAGGGTTAGATACATAATCTGTAATCCTAATATACATCTGCTGAACTAACTCGTTAGCATCCTCTGGAGAGACTCCAAATGATTTTGCCATATTGATCCAGTCATTGTGCTTTTCAGCTAGTATATCTATTACTCTTTTCTCCAAACGTGAAATGATATTCCGATTACACCGATAAGAAATTGAAATAGATGTTCTGTCTCATCAGATTCTATTTCATCCATTTTTGAATTCCAATAATTGAATCCAACACTAAACCCATAAATGGGGAAAAGTTGAAAATACATATTTTATAATTTAGTTATCATTACATCTAATCTAGGGTCTTGTTTATCAATTCCCATGTAACAAGAATTAACCTCCACAACAGTAGATAAATCATCAGATTCAATACAACCTCTATCAACCATAGCATCTTGAAAAAACTTATCTATTACCGATATCACATTCATTAGGTCTCTAGTTCTCTTATCAGGAGCAAAATAAAAGTATTCTATTTTTACTTTACCCTCAATCTTAAAATCTAATTTATCAAATACTTCACTTTTAAATCTACGTTTAATATCATTACTAACTTGATAATGCCAATTACGATAATTATTCAAAGTTAACCATTTTCTTTTATTACTCCGATTCGTTATGAATAATGGGAGTGACATTGTTATTACATCTTTCTTCATCTATCTCTGTGAAAGGGGTTTTGTTATTAAAGTAATAACGCTGCTCTTTTATGTTGAATTGTATATTCTCAACATCTTGAGGATATCCTACTAATTTCTGTTTCTTAATCTTCTGTGAACCAAAGATAACAGATTTATCTGAAAAGTCAACTGCCCTATTTGGTCTCCAAACATATAATAGATTATCACACTTATTTGCAAACTCACTTCCTCCCTTAACATAGTTAACATCTGGTTTTGGATATCTACCAGTTTCATCTCTTCTTGGAGTAACTTGATGTGCTACTAAATGAACAGAAACTTTATTGTCAATAGCAAATCTTTTAAGCTCTGCCATAAACCTAGATATATATAAATCCTCTCGCTCTCCATTCATTATCTTATGGTGAACTGTATTGTATGGGTCAATTATTAAACTGTTAATTCCTCTAGATCTTACTAAATATTTCGCTTTATCAAATATAGTATCAAGTAAAAAATACTTATTAGGATATATTAAATAGAAATGTTTTTTAGCAAATTGCATTCCTTCCTTCATCTCATCAATAGACATTTGATGTGGGTATTTTGGATTTGTTGATTTACCAATATACATCTCTATTAAATCATTATAGAAATCTGTCATTGGCATATTTTCTGGAGAGAAAACAGCAAACTTATAATCTTCTTTAGCAGCCTTTACAACACACAACTGATTTAAGAATAAACTTTTACCCTCATTTTGATATCCTGTCCAAACATTTACCTCACCATTTCTCCAAGTCCATGCAGCATCTACTTGAGGAACATAGGTAGTTGTTCCCATATCTTGACCTTTATGATATCCAGCTAATAAATCATCTTCAACATCATCTAGTGAAAAGATACCCTCCACTTTAGGTGTTTCAGCTAATTTAAGCCTCTCTAATAGACTTTCTTTACCTTCTTGGAGTAATACCTCATTAGCATCTTTAAAAGGGCTAAAATCGACTATTTTACATTTCTCTACTCCAATACGTCTAATTAGTTCCTTTTCTAGATATCGACCATTCTCGTCATTATCAACTGCTATATAAACGCATTTAGATACTTCAAAGACGTTATAACAATTGTCTATACACTCTAACTTCTTTGATATATTCTTATCTGCTGTATTAGGCGCTCCCATATTTACAGATGTATGGGTATTTACACCAGCAACTTCCCAAGACAATGAATCTATCTCTCCCTCACAAATAACTATTGGAGTTTTATTAACTACTCCATCATAGTTATATATAATTGGCTCTGCATCTTTAGATTGTGTAAAGAACTTTCCATCTATACCTCTAGTTTTGTAATTGACTATTTCTCCATCACGATAGTATGGAAATACGATTATATCTCCTCTTTTAGTTGATTTAATCCTGTTATTTCTAATAACATCATCAGTTATACCTCTAGAATTTAAATATTCTTTACCCTTTTTATTTAAAGGTTGTAATAAGTTTTCATTAGGCACTTTATATACCTTTGGTTCTTCCATTTTGTTTTTGTTTAAATTACCTTTAAAACCACATTTATGACATAAAAATACTCCCTTATCTAAATTAATTGCTAAACATTTATCTTTATAATGGGTTTTACCAATCTTTATACAATTCGGACAAGTTACTTTAACTTCAGTTCTTGCAGTATTAGGTAGTGTTATTCCTAATTCATTTAGTTTATCTAACATATAGTTTTATTTTTAATATATAGTACTATATATAAAACAATATATAACTATATATAA